AACTGCTACAATTTTTTGTTTCCAATCCCAATAAAATTTTGTAAAAAATTCTTGCACAACTTTTCAATCTCAAAATAGATTGTGGGTTAAAAAATTTTTTTATATTTTTTTCGTTTTAAAAATGCAACCTATCCCTTTTAATATTTCTATTAACATGAGAGCATAGTGGTCTAAGGTTAATATAATTTTTTTTAAGTTTTTGTTCTTCTGTTAAGTTTCTAGGTTTAGAAGGGTATTTATATTTACCTTTATATTTTTCTTTTAAGGTTTCTTTATTCTCTTCCCAATATTCTTTTCTGTATTCTTTTTTCTTTTCTATATTTTCTTGATAATATTCTTTTATTCTTTCTTTATTTTCCTCATAGTATTCTTTTCTTTTATCTTTATATTTATCATAATATTCTTTATGGTCATATTTACCTTTATATTTTTCTCTTATTTCTTTTTGACAATCTTTACAATAAATTGATAATCCATCTTTCTTGGATTTATCAACACCAAATTCTGATTCATCTTTTGGGTTTAGACATTTCTTACAAATTTTCATATACTATTCTTTTGTATAAGTAGTATAAATTTTTTACAAAATTTTATTTCCAACACTTTTAAAATGTAAAGTAAAAGTATTTATATAAATTAACTATTTATAAAAAAATAGAGATGAAAATTATCATAAATAAGAATCAGTTAAATAAATTAAAAAGATATATAGCTGAAACATATTATGAATCTAGGAAGCCTGTTGATGGGTATGTGGATGCGAATGATTTAGTTGGTGAGAGGTTATGGTTTCATACCAATAGAACACATAGGAATCATAATAAAAATGGTCTTATTGGTATATATAATACAACTAGGAATGGTACAAAGGCAGGGGAATCGGGTAGATATACAAATGAGGTAAGATTAAAGTCACCGATTTATTTTCAGACATCTGAAAGTGGTGCTGAAAGAATTCAATCAACAGGAAAAAGGGATTTAATAGCAGGAGTATCGGGTATTGTAGTACCTACTAATAATAATACTAGTGGCATGGTTAATATAACATTTAATCCTTTTGGTTTAGGATATTTTCATATTATTGATGATACATTAAAAAGGGAGATTATTTCTGCTGATGAGGTTTACTTTTATGCATCAGAGGATGGTGAATGGGAAATATGGGCTAAGAATCCTAAGTTTATTAATTCAGAGAATCCTTGATAATTCCCGACACAATTAGAGTATTCCCGACAGATTTAAATGATTTGCGACAGATATTTGCTTTCCCGACACTTTTAAAGTGTAAAGTAAATTGTTTATAAAGTGTAAAATAAAAAAAAATTCCTATGGGGGTTTTTGTTTAAAAAAAGTAGGGGGGTATAGGAAAATTTTTTATAGTTTTTTTGTTTAGGGATTAAATCATTTTTAATATATAATTAACATCTGAATCATTTAAATTATATAATTCATTATCATCCTCAAGGCTTAAAAGATTATATTCATTGATATAGTCTTTATGTTTTACATTATCTAATAGCATTTCTTTTCCATTTCGATAAATATCTATGTTATCATATAAATCAACATTTAGTATTTTAAGATAAAAGAAATTATCATCAAATTTAAGACAATCTTCAAGAACTAATTTATTATGAAAAAGGGTTTTAAGTCCTACTGCGTTTCTAAGAACATCAATAGATATATTATTTTTATTATTATATTTTATTAACTCATCAATAACATAATCATCGGTGATTTTGAATGATTTTTGTATACCATCTACTTTAATATGCATTTTTACATAGTAAAATACATTAAGTTTATTTTTCATTATATATAATAAACTATCTAGTAAATAATATTCATAACCTTTAGCTATACATTCTAGTAGGTTAAGTTGAGATTTAAAATCTTTATTAAATTTAACATAATAGGAATCATCAATTTTTATTAGGTCATCCCATTTACCAATCTTATCAGATATATTATTATCATATTGGATTACATCTTGATATAGGCAGAGTACAGGTATTTTTTTTTGACCTAATTGATTAGCAGCGACAACTCTGTGTCTACCTTCTTGTTGTTTATTAACATAATTTAGATAAGGCATATTATATTTAACACCACTAATCATATTTTCTTTAATATCCTCAACATTAGATTTGTCTATATATTTAAATTGGTCTTGATAAGTGGTATCTTGTAATTTAGCGCATTCATATATATAATCTTCTGCTGAAAGGAATTTAATTTCAGCGTACCAATCATGATATTTTTTGGGTAGGTTAGATAATTGATTAAATAAGATTGCGTCAAAGTCAGGGATATTGGTTTTATTTTTAAAATACCCATAAGAAGAGTTAGAATTATTTTGCAGTTCTTCCTTTATAATTCTTTTAATTATATGTAACATTGATATTTTTCTATATATAGAAAAAATAGAGTATGTTAACATCAGCACAGTGTTTAAAGAAGTATGGAGAGCCATCGAAGACTAATCCATGTATGGTATTATGGGATGTGCCAAGTGAATTAGAGATTGGATTAATACCAAAGAAGATATATTGCAATAGGGATATGATTACACCATTATCAAAAGCTTTTAAGAATTTAATTGATACAGGATTTGTATCAGAGTTAAAAACTTTTGATGGATGTTTTAATATTAGAAAGAAGAGGGGATTATCATCAATGTCATTGCATTCATGGGCAGTTGCCATTGATTTTAATGCATTTGAGAATTGTTTAGGATGTGAGCCAAAGTTTAGTTCAGGATTTGTTAAATGTTTTACAGATGCAGGATTTGATTGGGGTGGTGTATGGAAAAGGAAGGATGGGATGCATTTCCAATTAAAGGGTATTTAATTTTTTCCAATTACCTTTTTGATTTTTGTAGAAAAGTTGGCATTGTGCTTTAGGTATATCAATAAAATCTTCTTTATAGGTATTAACGCATTTAACATTAACAATGTTATCAATGTGTTTATTAATTACTGAGTAAGGTATAAGAAAGAATTCTGTCATTTGGGTATTCCAAACGATATAATAATCTGCTTTTGTATTTTTTTTTCTTATGGGGATATGGATTGTATTATAGTATGATTTAATTTTATCGAAGTTAGCTCTTGTTTCGTTTTCAAATGCTAGTATTTTATTTGAGTTATTGTGTTTAAATATTAAATCATATTTTTTATAATGTTCTTCGTTTATATCACCCATAAGGGAATAGCCTTTCTTTTCCATTAGATTTTTTAATTCTAATTTATTAGAATGGTCATAGTTATCATAAGCTTCTTTATTAAATTTTCTTTTTGGTGAAGAATTCATTTCTTATGATGTTTTGTGATATACTCATGTAATGATTCTAAATCTTGGCATATAAGATTTTTATTTTCATCCCATGCTTCTAATTTTTTATTTCCATAATCGGTTTCATAGATAAACCAATTAATCCAATCAACACCATGTTCTGTATAATGGGAAGATAATGCTATATCAATTATTTTATCTACATAGGATACTAATTGATATTTTCCTTCATAGAAATCAAATCCCATATCATGTAGTTCAGATGCTTTATCTGAGAAGGATTTAAACTTTTCTAGGAGATTTTGGAATTCTTTTAGTTGCATTGATATTAGATTTTCTTTCGTATCTTTTTTTAGCTTCTTTTTTAATATTTGGTTTACTAGGGAAGTATATTTGTTCAGCCATTTGAACACATACTCTAATTGTAAGTACACCTAGTATAATAACTATAGAAGCTAACAATATTAGAAGAATAAAGAATGTAGTTAATGTCATTTTTTATTTTTAAAAAATTCGCTAAAGAATAAATATGATAGGATAGACAGAATAAATATAGTTAATAATAGCAGATATGATTTAATCAATAGAGCCATTTAATTTTAATGCTCTAGCCATTCTAGTCATTCCTATACCACCACCAAATCTTTCAAAGAAGTCATGAGAGAAGAAATCTTCTAATTCTTTTTCAACTCTATCTTTACCAAAGAGTTCAAATAATTTTTGTGAGTATGCACCATTTTCGATTGTATAGAACATTTCTCTCATTTTTTCAACATCACAACTTCTTTCAGCAGAGCCAATGGTTTCTTGACCATAAAGGATAACATCAACTTTATTAAAGATTCCATTATCGTTATGTTGCATATTCCAAAATGGATTTGTTCTTAAAGGAAAGTTTTGTAAAGATACTACTGGTCCTTTTTCTTCCCACATTCTTGTTTCATGTTCATTTTCAAGAATTTCAACTCCACCATATTCTTGACATACATCATCATAATTTACTTCGATTGGTTTTTCAAAGCAAAGATGTTCTAGTAGTTCAGCTTCAAGTTGAAGCATATCTTTCATAGTACCTTTAGATTCAAATTCAAACATAGGGAAGATAAGTTCATGTCTACCTTGAATTGGATTTTTTTCTTGTCTGTATGAAGTTGATACACAGAATACACCATCCCAAGTTGGGTTTTTAAGAAGTTCGTATTCTAACCACATTTGACCTGTTTGAGGAAGAGGCCAAATTTGATTTACATATTCAAATTGTGTTATTGAGTGGGGGTTTTCACAAGCAGCAAGGATGGATAATCTTGATTGTGTTGGTACTTCGATGAAGTTTTTCTTTTGGAAGAAGGTTCTTAATTTGTTTACTGAATGATGATAGTCGAGGGTATTATACATAAAATTATTTCTTATTAACTAGTAAGATGTAGGTATAAATTTATTAAACTTATGATAAAATTTGTTATGGAAAAAACCAATAACACATTATCTTTTCTTAGGGTTTTGTATTCACCCTTATAGAGATTCCAATTATATTCAAAGAAAAAATTATTCTTCATCTTCACTATCTTCTTCCTCTTCTTCGTTATGGTATTCATTCCAAATTTCCATTACCTTATCCATATCAACTTTATCTGTAAGGTTATTTGTTTCTAAAAACTCATCAAGGTCATCCATATATTCTGCATTAAATGAAAATTCATCATAGAAGTTACCTTCTTTAAATTGCCATTCCCAATAAGTGTATTCATCATCAAGGATACATACACCTTCTTCATCATACATTTGTTCACCTGCAAAGTTCATCCCTTGTTCTTCAAAAGTAATTCTTGCACTAACTTTAAATACATGACTAATTATACCAACAAGTTCAGTAACAGGAGTCCAAGCTGAGTCACCATATAGGTTTAATTGACCATCTAGAATATGCGGTTCTTCAGGATGAAACCATTTTGGATGTTCATCACTAAAGTCGTAATCTTCATAAGATTCAATGAAGATTGGTTCATTAGCGAATAGGTCTTTATAGTTTTCATAATTTAAACCTGTTGTAACAAAAGGTAAAATTACATCTCTAAGTTTATTAAGTTTTTCGATGTCACCTTCAAAGGTGATAATGTTGTAACAGTTATTTGCCATGATATAAATATAATACGTTTTTTTTAAAAAAAAGACTATTTAAAGTAAAAATATGGAAAACATTTTTTTGCTTGAGGAGGTATTAAAATTTCAAAAATTATCTGGATTGATAAGTGAAAAGGATTATAAATCTAATTTAAAAAAAATTAATACTTTTGAGGGTACTGTTTTAGGTACATTAACAAAGGAGTTACAAAAAGAATATATAAATAATATTGATAGAAGTAGTTTATTTAGTGAAAGTGAATGTAAATATTTAAAAGAGTATTTTAAGACATATGATTCAATCAATGAATCAAATATTAGAAAACACAATTTATTATTAAAGGAGGGATTTTTTGGTGATGTTGCTAAGTTTTTTGGAGATGCTTGGAGTAAGATTAAGCAGGTATATGGTAATATAAAAGATTTTGTTTTAAAGGTTTGGGAATTTTTAAAGAATTCTGCTATACAACTCTCTAAAGCATCATATAATTTTATTAAAAATCAACTTAATAGCAAAAAGCAAGCTATGTTAGCATATATTGCTAAAGTACAAGATAAACAAGGATTAAGTAAAGAAGTAAATCATTCTAAGGCAATATTCACATTTATTGGTAATTTAATTAAAAACTTTTGGAATACATTAACAAGTAAGCTTCAAAGTAATCCTGAATTAAGTCAGATGGGTAAAGATAATTTAAGAGAAATTTTCACAAGTAGAAGATTATTTAAATTATTTGAATCTGCACCAGCAGGTGGTTTATCATTACATCCTGAAGATTTAATTAAAAATCCTGTAGCAAAGGAAATTGTTAAATTTATACTTAATAGTGTAAAATTTATGTTAAATCCGGTTGCAGCTATATTTATTGATGTAGTTAAATATGGTCTTCCTAAAAGTTTTGAATTAACAAATAAATGGGTAAATAAATTAGGTGGACCTGCGGTTATTCAATGGGTTATACTACCACCAATGATGACAACATTATTGGAAAATACACCACCAATACATCATTTTATTGAAGAACAAGCTTTAAATTTATTAGGAACGCTTGTTCCATTTGCAAAAGAATTAGTAGAAGCAGGTACTGCTTTATACTTCATATATGGTTGGTATGAATTCTGTGCAGGATTATATAATATATAAGTTTATTTGTTAATAAACTTATTATATTCTTCAATCGTTAGGTATTGTGTTTCTCCATTATCAATTTGGATTACAACACCAATGATTTGTCCTTTTTCTTTTACTAAATTAATTATTTTGCAATCCATAGTCTAACATTTCTAAAAGTTTAGTTTTGGTTTGATTTCCTATTAATCTTTTATATTCTTTTCCTTCTTTAAAAGAAATGATTGTTGGGATTGACCTAACACCATATTCAATACAAAGTTGTGCTTCAGAATCAGCATCCACTTTATATACAGGAAATTCAGTAATTGTTTCAAGAGTTGGTGTTAACATTTTACAAGGACCGCACCAATCTGCGCTAAAACTTATAATACAATCTTGATTAATAAGAGTTTTAAACTCTTCTGAGTTAATGATTTTCATATAATAAATATAGTACGTTTTTTTATTTTTTTACTATTTAAAAAAAAATATTATTTATTATGGCAAGACCTAGAACACCTAAAATACCTAAACCACCAAGAATAGAAAGTGTACCTGAAGATTTTTTAAGATATAGTGATTTACCACAAGATTTTTTAAACAATTTCAGAAAAAACATAACAAGTAGTGTTGCATTTGTAAAAAAAGATGGTTCTGTAAGAACAATGGCTTTTAGAAAGCGTCTATTATCTTATAATGAGTTAAGAAGTACAGACCCAAAAAGTGAAAAGGAAACAAATATACTACCAAACAATAATATGTTTAGAGGATATGATGTTAACCTATATAATAAAGCTTTAGCGGAATATAATGGTGATTCAATAAAAGCATCAGCAAAAGCATATAGGCAATTCTTTTTAGATAATGTGCTTGCAATTATGTCAGGAGGTAAAGTATATGATTTTCGTGAAAAAAATCAAATCATGGAAAGATTTGGACCTGAAGTATATAATAGTTTAAGTTCATCAATGATTAATGCTTTAAAAAGCGATATTCAATCAGCACAATCTGAATCGGGAGAAACTTTACAAGAAAATTTTAAAAATATGAAAAAGAAAATAAATTTAAACCAATTTAAAAATTTAGTTAAAAGAATTATTAAAGAAGAAAAAAATAATTTAACTACAAGAAAAACAATCAGAATAAGTGAAAGCCAACTTAGAAATCAAGTTAGAACAATGTTAAAAGAATATTATGATGAAGATGAGATTGATAAGCAGAGGGGTTATACTAGTTTAAATGATTCAACACGTGTGGAATTACCCAATGGTGAAGAATTAAATCTTGATTTCTTTGCTGAAATGGATAAAAAGAATGGTGTAATTACCGATGGTCCTAAATGGAAAATTAATAGGGCTTATTTTTATACAAGAAACGGACAAAAAGAAATAAATATTTATGACTCTAAGTATTTAAAATTATTAAAATTAGCTGATAAAGCTATTAATGATTATTTAATCAGGCAAGGTTGGTATAGAGATAATCTTAGTTCGGATGATTATTGGCCTGAAAGACCATATAGTTCAAGATTAAGAGAAAACATGAAAAAGATGATGAAAGAGTATGATGATGGATATAACTATGACCCAGATGAACGTGATGATGAATATAGTGGTTCTGGTGTAAGGGGTACTATAACAATAGACCCATTACCTAATGGAGATGTTTTAGACATTAAGTTTACTGGTGGATGGGTTCCTAGTAAATATTCTCCTGATATTGATTGGCATATAGAAGAAGCAATTCTTTACACAGATAATGGCGAAATGAAAATAGATATTTATGACCCTAAATATGCGGATATATTAAAAATAGCGGATGAGAATATTAGTGATTATCTAGATGGTGAAGGTATCCATTATTAAAAGTTTAAAACACAAAAGGTCTGAAATTCAGACCTTTTTTTATTCCCAATAAATATTTTCTCCTCTTTTATAATATTTTAAATTCTCTCTTGCTTTTTCATCAACAAAATGTTTATCACTATAGATAACATAATTGTTTGGTAATAGAGCAAATTGACCTGAATCTAATTGTATAAGATTTAATGGTTTATGTTCTTGTGGATATCTTGAATAACCATCTGTCCAATCAATGATAATACCTGTGTGTCTACCTTTTGATTTTATTGGTCTTAATGTATCAGCTTGTAAACCTTCAAGCATAGTTGAATAAAATGTTTCCATATTATCACCCATTGATGTCCAAGGCATTAAATCTTTTCTATCAATAGAAAAGTCTTCAGTTGTAGATAATGCATGAATAGGTAAACCACTCCAATTAGCACCTGACTCTAAAAGTACATGACACATTAATGTTTGATATTCTTTACAGTATATACCATGCCATACACCTTTAGTAACACCTTTAGGCATATTAGGACCTAAGAATTCATTCTTTACATTTACATAAAAATGAAAAGGTAGGTTTGAATGTTTACCCATTAATATATTTTTTCCATATAAAACCACCTGCCGTTTTTTGTCTACCACTTAAACAATTACTTATAGATGTTGAATCTAAATTCAATTCATTAATTGCTTGTTTAGCATAATCCCAAACTTTAATAAGATTTTTTTCTAAATCATATTGTGCTACTTTAAATGCTCTAGGATTATTTTTTCCTTTATGATAAACTTTTAAATATTCTCTTGAAACTTTTTTCTGAGAATCAGACATTTTTTGTTTAGTTTCAATAGAATATTTTCTATCTTTACATTTTTCTGAAATTTTTAATACAGTTTGTTTATATAATTCTTCATCTAATTCATTTAATTTAGGTGGTCTATCTCCACCTATTGTACTATTTACAAGATTTCTTTTCTTTTTGTGTTTAGTAATTATTTTATTTTCTTTTTTGTAACATTCTTTTTCTGTTCCCCAAAATAAAATCTTATAACAAAGTTCATTCACAGTTCTTAACCATTTAGATTTACCTAAGTTTTTTGTATTTGGATTTTTAGATTCGTATTGATGATTTTTAAATCTTTGTTCAGGTTCAATAGAAACACCAATGTACCTTATTTTACAGTCTTTTTTATCATATAAACAATATAAAGAACATTTTTTATCCATAAATTTTAGTAAATAGTTCTTTGCTATAAGGTGAATATTTTGTACCAAATACACCTTTAGTTGCAATTAATATTTGACCTCTCTGTGGTCCATCTGTATTATATGATACATGTACCCAACCTAAATCATTTCCTTGTTTAAATTCAGCTATAAGTTGGTCAAAATTTAAATTATCTTTAATCCAATTAAATATTTCAGCATTAGTAATTTTAGAACCGCTATTATCCATATCAATATCCATAGCTTCTCCTTTAGAATGTTGAGAAGTCTTAGATGCACCGGGAACTATTTTATTTAAAGCAGCACTTCTATAACCTGATGAGATATAAATAGGTGAGTTAAAATGTCTTCTAATTGGTTCAAATATTTTTTCTGCCAACACTTTCATATTTTCAATGTGTTGAGGAGTTGGTTCATTACTGACACCTTTTCTTTTCGCAGTTTCACTCCTTGTCATTTCAAAGAGTTCTAAATGTTTTGATAAATTCATAATTTTTTATATAAATAGATTATGATTATTCTTCATCCTCAAATTCCTCTTCATCTTCCTCATCTTCATCATCAATGAGTTCAATATCATCAGGTCCTAATACTTTTTCTCTAACGATTTCAGCAGAACCTAAAACATCATTTTCTTCCATGAATTTATCTTCATCCTCAAGATATTGTTTGTATTCTTCAGGAGTAAGTTCATACTCATACCAAGTTGTTGTATTAGTTACCCACATTAATTTTGCCATATATTTATTTAGATTTTATTAAAACCAATCTTTCATTTAAACATTTTAAATAAGTTTCCATAGCGGATAATTGTATTTGTAATAAACCTTGCTGATGGAAATCAAGTTGATTAAATGCTCCTGTAAATAAAAATATTTTAAGTTTTTCAACTTTTTCTTCTAATGAAACTTTTTCATCAAGAAGTCTCTTGTAAAAATTATCTTCCATATAATTTTCTTTTAATATATTTTTTAATACCTAAACACTTAATCACATAGAGTTCAATACGAAACCATCTCTTTAGTTTAATCAACCAATGGTCTTTTTCCATTTGGTCAAGTATGTTTTGAAATATTTGGCTTCTCATTTGTTGGCAGGATGGGATTTGAACCCATAACCTTGACTGTATAAGAGTCCTGCGCTAACCCTTGCGCCACCTGCCATTGTGCTTGTCTTTCCAAGCGGTCATCTGTTTTCCCCTATTAGCCCAAATCATCTAAGGGGTATGAAATGGATTTTGTTTGGTGCTTGCGCTTTCCACAGAAAACCGAAACAGTGATTCTGTTTGGATTCGAACCAAAGACCTACTGCTTCTCTCTCCATTCCTCAGAATGGAATGAGAAGGCAGTTGCTCTATCCAACTGAGCTACAGAACCTTAGTATCAGAGAAGGGAATCGAACCCTTACGGCATTGCTGCCACAGGATTTTAAGTCCTGCATGTCTACCTGTTCCATCACTCTGACATAGTGTTTTCACAATTCAAATATATATCTTTTTTTTTAATTCTGACTATTTACAAAAAAAAAAGATGAAAAAAGTTTTAATCACAGAATCAGACATAAGAAGAATGGTTCGTAAAATGTTAATGGAACAAACTACAATGGGTTCTACACCTGTTGGTTCTACAGGTTTTGCACCACAAGGTACAAATTTAACAACTTCTGCTGCTAAACAATCTACAACTGTAGCAACTACTAAAAATAAAGCATTATCAAGTACTTTAACTCAAGTTGATACTAGACAAGAATTGCTAGGTCAGTTTATGAATATTTTGCAGAATGTAAATGAAAAATTAAAACCTGGTGTAATGTCAAAACAATCATTAGTTACAGACTTTACAAAGCTAGTAACTGATTTAGGTTATAAGTAATCAAAACTATAACCATTGTGAACAAATGGTAGATTTTCTCCATCTTTAACGCAAGATACATTTGCAAATATTGTTTTATATTCTGCAAATTTAAATGTACCATTATTTAAATTATCTTCATTATCATGGATATGACCAAATATATGATATTTAGGTTGTATCTTTAATACTCTTTTAAGTAATGCAGAACAACCTACATGTTCACTTACATGTCTATCTCTTGCTGCTGAATCTAAAACACTTTTAGGTGGTCCATGTGTAATTAAAATATCCATATCATCAGGCATTGTATCCCAAATTCTTCCAATTTTATTTCTTGCACGATTAAATGCCCAATTACAAAACTCAGGAGTATAAGGAGAACCAAATATTTTAATTCCTTCTATCTCAACTAAATCATGTTCAAGATAAATAATATTTCTATTTTGAAATTCTTCTTTGTTAATAAATCTACTTTCAATAGATGTATCATGATTACCTGCTATAATCACTTTATATTTAACAGGCTGTTGTTCTAACCAAATTAAAAATAAATTAACTTCATTGTGGTTCATTGCAGGACTTTTTACATTTGAAAAATCTCCTGCATGAATAAGCATATCTGTTCCTTCAGGAATTTGAACCTGCTCATGTCTTCCATGAGTGTCTGAGATTGCAAAGATTTTCATAATGCAAATATAAAAAAAATTAATTGTAATAAGTACTAAAACCTTCAGATGTTAGACCATAATCAATTAATACTATTTTGTCTTGTCCATTTCTTTTAACTACACCATAAGAATTTAATTTAGTTAAATCTCTCATGAATGTGTTGGTTTTTATAAGAAAATATATCATTGTACTTATAAAATCATCTTCAGACATTTTTTTTTCAATTTTAGGGTCTTGACTAAATGCTTGTCCTTTTGTAAAGGATATATATGATGAATCTTTTTTAACAGTAAAAAAATATTTCCACATCAATTTAACATAAGAATCCCAATCAAATTTAGTTATTCTCTTAAATAAATCAGGGGTTAGTTCTCTAGCAAATTCCATTTCAATCCACCCATAATTTATATCATTATCGAATATTTTAGCTAATATATCTTTAATATCTTCATTATCAATATTATCTATATTATTAATATTATAGTCATATTCTGTCTCATTTTGGAATAATCCCTTTTTATTCCATGCTAATTTTAATACCTTTTCATTATTAATTTTATAAATTATTCTACTCGTACCATTTGCTATTCTTTCTAAATGTTGGTCACAATACTCTATTCTTTTTTTAAAACTTTTATTAGTTAATCTTTTAAAAAAGTCCATATCAAAACTTTCGGGATAATCTTCATTTATGAAAGATTCTTTGATAATGTTTTTAATATAGTATTTAATTAAATTATTCATTTCTTATAAATAGATAACTATTTACAAATAAATATTTCCATGAAAAAAGTAAGAATTACAGAAACACAATTAAGAGGATTAATTAAAAGAATGATTAGAGAAGAATATCAATCAAAACTTTCAATTTCCGATATGTCAAGTCAATTACAAGCATTACCCGATGCAAGTTTAAATTCAGGTAAAGCAATAGAAACATTAATGACTCTTTTACCTCAGTTAGACCCATTAGAGGCAAAAAAATATGTTAAATCTCATTTATTACAATCGCCAAATGATGGATTTAGACCTTCAGGAAAAATGGTATTTAGATTTCCAAGACCTATGGGTAAAGATGTTGATATTCCTATAGATGTTCAAGCATTTAAACAATACTTATAATATATTTAAAACGGATTATCCATATACTCAACAACTTCATAGTTATGTTCACCAAAAGGGTCATTTTTTGACCCTTTTATTTTGTTTATATATTTCTTTTCTTTTTTATTTACTTCATTGATAACATCTTGTAACTTAATCATAAGTTCATTTGGTACACTTGAGTTAGCATAACCTTTGAATTGGTTTATTCTATAAATTTCTTGATTATAATCATCAAGCCAATTATATTTACCAAAACTTATTTCAGCAGTGTATCTTTTTTCATCATACTCTGTTGTTAGAATACAACATTGTCCTCTATTGATATTATCTGAATAGGAGTTAACACAATGCTTTTGAGTGAGTCCTTCAAATAAAAGTTCTTTACCATTTTTAATCATTTTAAATTGTTTTGGTAAATACTTTTCCAAGATAAGATATTTATCATGAACATGAATTGATTTTACTTTCATCTTATCAATATTATCCAATAAGATTCTATCATGTTGTTCTTTGATATTATCTTTATTCAAAGAGAAGTTAATCTTTTGGCTAACATCATTTGCCATCTTGATTAAATCATCAAAATATGTTTGATATTCAGGAGTTTTCTTTGCAATGTTTTTATATTCTAAAAATTTATCAATATAATTGATTGGATTTTTAAATATAGGTGCAACTGACATTATCTCATAAATATCATCAAATGATAAACCTGTAAATTGTTTATGTGATAATGGTTCATCAATTGTTTTAATCTTATTAATAAACTGTTGAAGACTTGAGCAAGAACCATATGATGATTTGGAAAAGTTATTTTGAGAAGTTAATGCTGTATTATTTTTTGCTCTTTTTCTTTCCAAATGATTTTCACACCATTCATTCTTTTTATTATTAAAAAGAAGTTTTTTACTTAATTTAATAGTATCAGCATCTCTATTGAGACCAAAATAATTAAAAGGAAACTTTTTAATATTTGATAATGAAAGCCATACTGCTTTATTTGATGAAAGCGGATTAAATTTTATTGCACCACTTGGTGAAATAAATACAAATGAAACATTCTTTTTGCTAGGATAGCAAAGATATTCATAACCTTGTTTTCTCATTTCAAGATGTTCACCTGCAAAAGAAAGTCTTTTCAGTTTAAATTGAGTGGTACTTAAAATAAGAGAATATCCTTTTTCAGTTACATTACAAAATGTACTATAAAAAACATTGTGAGTGTTATCTTCACCAAATTTTAAATACTTTTTATAGTTATTAAACCTTAACTCATACTTATTATTTTCATCAATGATGGTTACATCCTCATTAAGGGCATTTGTATTTGCTTCTTTAGCAAAGTTATACATGCGACCATAGAGTTCAAAGGCAAGGTCTGAAATTGGAAAACGAAGATTATTGTTCATAGGATTTTTAAGTTTGGACAAAGATAAAAAAAGCCTCTGAAATTTTCAAAGGCTTTGTAAAAAAAATTTAAATTTTTAATTCTCTATATCTTCTTTTATTATAAATTCTTGAAACGGTTCTTTCATCAAGTTCATAATATCTTTCACCATTTGTGGTAACACAAGAACCTGTATAATCATCTTCTTCTCTTAAATTATTTTTTATTTTTGAAAGAAGATAATTTCTTATAATTCCTTGTCTACCTAATATTCTTGTTAAAGTAATTATTTTTAAACTCATTCACCTTCAAGTCTTTTCCTTTCGGTTTCTAAATCCCTGTTGATAGCCTTTTCTGTATCAAACTTTTCAGGATAGCGAACCATAAGTTTATTGATATTATTTGTCAATGATTGATAAAAATCAAAATTAAGATAGATTGATAATATATAAATCTTAATCATCAATGATGAAATATTCTTTTTTGGTTTCATTGATAGTTTTACAAAATCAATCAAATGTTTTACATATTCCTCATCAGTATAAGATGGTTTTTGACTTTCCAATAATGCTTCAGGCATTACAGGTAATGTTATTTTATTGATTCTACAATAGTTTACAGCATACCAAAGAACATCCCCAATTAGTTCTTCTTGAAGATTTACATAGTCAATATCTTTTTTATAAGCAATCTTCTTCTTATACACATCAATTGCTTCAGCAAGTTCTGTAATTAAACCCATTTTCATGTGAAGATTATTTAGTTTTTTACTTCCTAAATCTGTGCAAGTTCTTGCAGCAAGTTCTTGGTATTCCTTCAATGAGGAAATTTTGTTTTCTAGTTTATTCATAATACAAATATATAATTTTTTTTAAAATCCAAAAGCAGTAAGGCTATGTTGAAATGGATTTCCTTCAATATTTTTAACACATTCAAGCATTTCAGCTACTACTTCTCTTGTTTCTTGTTGAGCATCAGGTTTTAATCTAAGATTACAAAGATGAATAAATGCTTGAAAAGAACCTGTCCAAATAAATGTTGTATTCAAATTCAAAGGTAAGATTGTTCTTGCTTGTTCTTTTGATACACCAAGTTCAATAAGTTTTTCATATGCACCTTTACAACGCTCAATAATATCAGCTTCAATAATAGAAGCCATTTCTTGATTCTCAATAACACCTTCACTACCCTGTTTAGAAGATGTGGATTGTTTTCTCCATTCTGTTACTGTTGTATATGTATCAGAAAAGTCAACATATCTACCTGAAATAGAATTAGCTGCCCAACCAACCTGATGTTTAAATAATTGTCTCTCAACATAGATTGGACAGTTGATTCTAAATTGTAAACTACAATGTCTAAATGGTGAAGTATGACCATGTTTAACAAGATAATTAATTAATTTAATATCTTTATCGGTAAATTCATCAACCTGTTTTCCATAACTCACTCTTGCTGTGTTAGTTATGGTCAAATCACTTCCAAAGTGGGATAAGAGTTCTGCTTTCATAGGTCAAATATAAAAGTTTTTTTTTAAATTTTCAATAACAAATAAAATACGCTATTTATGAAAAAGGAATAAATGGCTGAAAATAGTCCACTAAAAAAATATGCTGACGAACAAAGACCTGAATCTTTACAAAAGAATTTGTATAAGATAGATACACCTTATGATTTAAATGATGATTTAGTTAGTAAAAGTTTAAATTTATTAAGGTCGTTAACAGGATATGATTATAGGTCAAATACATTATTAAATTTAGTAGAACGACTTGTAGATGTTGAAAATAGTCAATTACTTATTGAAGGTGGTAAAAGATTAGCTGTTGAATTTGGTAGAAGAGCATTAACAAGAAATTTAGGAAGTTTAATTCCAACACCAAGAGATTTAACACCAAATTTTAGAAAATACTTTAAAAATCAGGAATATACAAGAAATGATTCTTTTATTACCGACCCTGAAAAAAATCCAAAAAGAACTCTTGCAGACAAACTTTTAGAAAACACAATTGGGTATGTTGATAATGATAGTTATTTATCTGGTCTTTATGAAAAATATGGTGGTCAAATATCGAATTCTGATATAAATTATAAGTATTCAGGTGATATGATAAAAGAGAAAATATTGCAATTAAATAAAAATTCAGTATTTTCAACTTATAATGTAAAAAATACAAGTAAAATTGAATTTGGTAAACAATCATTTACATTTAGAAATACTTATTCTGAAGATTTTGTAAATCAAGACCCTGAAAATAATAGTGGTTTATATACTAAAAGTAATAATGTTGATGTTTTGTATACAAAAGGTTATTTTAGAGATGTAAGTGAATTTTACCTTGATAAGATAAGTTCTGGAAAAATACAAAAAGATTATGAAAAGGAAAAAGAAAGTTTAGAAATAGAGCAAGGATTTGGTACTACTGAACCTAATAGTGCAAGAGAAACAAATACTGATTCAGTAAGTTTAAAAGTTAGTGATAGTATTTTAAATACTGTAACAACTACACTTATCGGTGATGATTTTAGATATGATAGTCGTGATAACCCCTCATTTATATATCTTGATGAAAATAAAGTAAAAAGGGGTTTGATATATTTTACATCTAAACTTGCTAAAGAAAATAATATTATTGCACAAGATAAAAAATATATAAAGTCAAAAGATGTAAATGGTAATGTAATTAATTATTATAAAGGCAATGGTTTTTGTAGAACTTTTACGGTTTATAATCAATATGATTATTATGGTAGATTAATTAGATTTAAAGGTAATGGACAAGCAAATTCTGTTTTAAAGGATAGTGTCATGCCAAAAATAGCACCTATGATGGGTGATACTCCTGCGGATAGACGCAATTATTTCTTTACTATGGAAAATCTTGCAGTAAAAGTAGCTGATACAGATACAGATTGCGATAGAGGTCCAAATGGTGGAAGATGGATGTGGTTTCCACCATACAATGTAAAAATGTCAGATAATAATAGTGTAAATTGGTCTGATATGAATTTTCTTGGAAGACCTGAACCAATATTTTCATATCAAAATACAACAAGAAATTTAAGTCTTTCTTTTACTTTGTTAATTGATACTGTTGCAAAACATCAAGATGTTGCAACAACTATACAAAACCATTATGATTATTTATATGGTTGTAAAGATTTTCCTGATACAAACCCAAACCCACCATCTCCACCACCGCCACCACCTAGTCCACCAAAACAAGTACCAACAGGTATATCAAAAACTGAACAAGTTAAAGCAGGTTGTAAATATTATTTTAAAAATGATAATTATGGTGTTAAAATAACTGATATTGATTATACATCAGGTGATACAGGTAACGATTTAGACGTAAATGGAAACCCTATAAATATACCTGATTTAAATAAAAAAACAGCAAATAATTTATTTATTTCAGAGTTGAATAATTCATTAACTAATCTTAATGGTAAAATTACAAAAGATACAAATGCAATAGAAATAACTATAATTGGTGCTGCTTCTGAACTTTTTTCAAAAAGAAGTAGTAAAAGTGAAAAAGATTACAATCTTGGATTAGGTATGAGAAGAGCGTATTCTTTAATGAAAACTATTATAAATGAATTTAACACAAACTATGGTACAGGTGAATTAGGTACAATTAATACAAATACACAATCTCCGGCAGTTAATGAAACAGGAGGATTATATTATTTTGGTGAATATGAAACAAACTCAAATGAGCCAAAAACCAAAACTTTTGAATATAAAAATTCTAAAAATAATTGTACAATTAAATTTACATTAAAAACAGAAGGTAGTGCAAAAGCATCTGATAATCCAAATTTTAATAATAGAAATAAAACTAATTTTATTTTTGAAAGATATGGTTCTTTAAATCTTATAGAAGTTACAACAACAGAAGCTAGTCAATCTACTGCCCCTAACTTAGCTACACCACCAAGTACTAATCCGGCAGGACAACCAGGACAACAAGCTACATCTCAAGCACAACCTTGTGACCCTTCATTAACTTTAGACTTTCAAAAAGTTGATGAAAGAACAAGATTTCCAATTGGTCCTGAAAGACTTAAAACATTTTCACCTGTATTTAATAGTCAAACACCATTTGATTTTACAAAGCGTTATGTATTTTTACATCAACTTACAAGACCATCTAAATTAAAGAATTTAACTAATATTGAAAATACAGCATTTGGTAGAATGCCTGTATTTATATTGCGTTATGGTGATTTTATTCATTCAAAAGCTATTGCAAGGTCAATTAATTTTGATATACAAGAATCAACTTGGGATTTAAATCCTGAAGGTATGGGTGCTATTCCATTAATTTGTAATGTAACAATGGATATAACACTTCTTGGTGGTCAATCTCTTGCAGGTCCAATTGATAAAATTCAAACTGCTAATGATTCTGCATTTATTGCTAATACTTCATTTAATAGTGGAAGATATAAAGATAATTACAGATTCCAATCTGTAAGAGATATAGAAAAAGAAATATATGGTGATATTGTGAATGGAAGTAGTTCTAATAATTCTACTACTAGTCAAGCAAATACTAATGCAGCAGGTGGTGCAAATCAAAATACGGCATCACAAAATGTGGCAAATGGTTCAAATGCACCTGCTGGTGGTAATCAATCACAAGCACAGAATGCAGCACAAAGTGCAGCAGCAGCAGGTAGTGCAGCAGCACCAAATGCAAAACCTGAAGAAAGGGATAATAAAGTTCCTAAAAAGGATAAGGATAAAACAAAAACACAACAAACAACAAATAAGAAAAAAGAAGATAAATCAAGAAAAGAAAACAAAGATAATTCTACTGCTAATCCAGGAAGCAAATCAAAAGATTTAAAAGTTAATTTAAATAAGAGTGCAATACCAGGATTGACAACAGAAGAAATAAATCGTGTTGCCAATTTACCAGCACCAAGTTTTAATTTTAACCCTAATACTAGTTTACAATCTGATAATACACAAGTGTATAGAAAAACAGGTGGTATAAATAAACGTGGTAATTTTGGTGGTTTTGGTGGTGGTAGTTTTGGTGGTGGTGGTGCTAGTGGAAATTTCTAAGCTAAACCTCTTTTATAATTTCTAAGTCTCCATTTATAACCTGATAAATGAAAAACTTATTTGATTGTACTATTTTTTTGTTTGGTGATGCTTTATAAATCTTATATAAGTCTTTATAACTGCTTAGTGGTAGATAAACATTTTCATTATCTAAATATTTATTGAATTTATCATCTACTAATTCATTATTTATATTATAAGAATTTTTCAAAACTAATACAATATCACCATTTTTATATCTTTGATGTTGCATTCTTAGTCTACTTGTAATTCCCATATTTTTCATCTTGTTTCTGATTTCAATATACTTATCATAATATTCTTGTGATTTAAGTTCATAATCACATTTATATTCTGTAAATATATCATCAGGTCTAAGTCCTGTTCTATTCCAAAACTTAACTTCTTTTTCTTCTAAGTAAAAGAAATCTTCAATTGAATCTCTATCAAAGTTTACAAGTTGAATTTCATTATCGGCATAGTATTCTCTATCCATTGGTTTTTCTTTGATAAGAGTGTTTCTTATCTTTTCAGGGAACACTGTTAATAATGCTGTTACACGTTTATTAAAATTATTAACATAACGAGCAACATTATATTCTCCAAGCATATCAGGATTATTTTTTAATTCACTTTCAGTAATAACATATGAATTATACATTCCTGTTTTCTTATTGATAGATACATCACCATGAGATTTGGCAGTACCATTATTTACATAGTAAATAAAGTCCATGCCACTAGTATTAATGTTATTAGCAATAACAAGTTCCATATGTGCTTGTTTAGCTTTTGCTTTACCATTAATATCTGTACCTCTATTTTGATATTCTTCTACGGTTTGTTTTAATCTTGATTTAGATGCAATCTTTTTAATAGGAATTTGTTTACAATAAATCTTTGTCAGATATTCATAATAGAATTCTATAAAGTCTTTCGGCCTGTTAGTAAGGATGAGTTTAATTCCTTCGTTGACAAAATCCTCAATGTATTCCGACATGGTTTTAGACTTGATTGTATTTCCTGTGACCTTTGGTTTCGACTTTTTAATTTTAAGGTTCTTAATAGTTTCTCCCAAGTAAGAGTTCTTCTCTGCGTATTCTTTAAGGTAGCCATCTTCTTTTCCTAAATATTCTTTTGGAATATTAAATATTTTTTTCTTATTCTTATCTTCAAGTGTTGAGTATTCAAGGTTTGCATAGTTCTTTCTTGAAAAGTTAGCAGCAGATATCCACATACCATCATTATCAAGTTTCATATATTGTCCTGCAATGATATCATTATTGAATTTTTCAACCATTGCATCTACCCCTTTATATGTTACACCTTCATATTCATAAGTCAAATCATCAATCTTAATTGGTGTATCTAACTTATTAAAGTTTAAATCAATATTTGTATATTCAGGTACAGAGAAGTTACAACCATCAGTATCTTCTGTAATTGGAATTGCACCAAATTGCATGAAATAATGAATCATTCTTCTAAGATATTGTCTACCTGTACAAGTAATGCGTTCAGCACAATCAAAATCTGCCCAATTAAAATATTCAGACCCAAATGCACCAAAGTTTGAGTTATTAAGAATTTTAATTGGAAGTTGTAGAGCATCATAAAACTTCCTATCTGATTCAGGTAAAGTTTCATCCTTTGCCCATTTCTTATATTTATCCCTTGTAAATTTAAAATAACTTAATAATCTAAATAAGATATTAGTTATATCATGTCTTGGGAATACATAATGTTCAAGTTGAATAGATGGATATAGACCTGCATAGTCTTCTTTATATATGTTTTCAAAATATCCAACTTTGAATGTTCTTGATAAACCACCTGTGAATTCTTTTTTATTTGGGGTATATGGTATTGCAAGATTATTCTCATAACTCCAAGCTGTCATAATCAAATTCCATGAACCTGCACCACCAATAGTTGCGGTTCTTTCCAATGTTGTTGGAAGAAGTTTTGAAAGCATGAATGTAGATTCATTATAAATCTTATCAACTTGCAATGTTTCCCATAAATCATCCTCAAGATATTTTTCAATGATTTCTTTACCTGTTATTATTTTATCATAATCAGGATTCATTTCAAGATATTCAATTACTTTACTTTGATATTCATCAGGTATTAATTCATAATCATTAGTTTCGGATTTATTAATGTAGAACTTATCTTGCTTCCACATCTCATAAATCTTAGCACCATTCTTAACATACATACGATTAGGTTTGGCAATACCTGCAAATTTGCAAACATATTTCAAACCTGCTTCTTTCATATTTGAATTAATAGCTTGGGTTTTCCATACTGCGTGAATAATATCTAAAACATTATAACCAAACATAGATGTTTTGGTATAATATTTTGTTTCATTACCAACTTTAAGACTTGAGTTTTCTAGTCTTTTTATATTCTTACTATCAATATAGGTTGTTTTTAATGATTCAATATCTAATCCTAAAAGTTCTGCTCTTTTAAGAATAAAATTAAAATCAAAATCTTCACTATTATAACCAAATATGATTGCAGGTTTAAGTCTATCAATGTTTCTAAAGAGATTTGTGATTAATCTTTTTTCTTCTTCATCATTATTCATTTCATTGACAAAATCAATTGAAACGAACTTACGATTATCTTTACAACCAATAGCAAAGATTCTATCTTTTTCAGGACTTAAACCTGTGGTTTCAATATCGAATACAAACTTATGTACTTCATCATATGTTTTATACCCATTAAACATACGAATACCTTTTTGTATAAGGTATTGTTCTTCGGGTTTAATTGTATAAAATAGATTTCTGTTTGATAGTTCATAAAAGACATTTATCTTTTCGCCTTCTTTTAGTTTATCCTTAAAGATGATTCGGTATACATTTTCACTTTCATCATGAAAGATTTCATAATTATGAAATAACCCTAATTTTTTTAATGTACCATCATTTTTACTTGCAGTAGGTACATCCTCAATTAAATCGGTTACATCATCATCTTCATCTTTTTCAACTATTTTTTCAGTAAAATCACCCGAATATTTTATTTGGATTGAATTGTATGTAACTCTGTTAATATCTCTGATTATAATTTCATAATTTTCAGAGATTCGGTTATATGCAATACTATCATTATTGGGGTCAAAGATAAATGGTTTAGTAGTATTTAAATCAGGTGTAAATAATTTTGTTGTAAAAGCTTCAGTTCCTTTCCAATAAACATCAAGACCACCCTTTCTAAAGAAGGTAAGCAAATCTCTCATACCATACTCTGAATCGGTATAAAAGATATATTTATACCCATTTTCAAGTCGGTCTACAATTGCACCATTGCTATCTTTAGTTCTAAGTTCTTTGAAAGATATTTTATATCTTTCTTTATTTTCTTTCTTCTCGCTTAGATTATTTCTATAGAAAGGTATGTTAAGCTTTTTAAAATCTTTAACATAAATGAATGGTTTATATTCATCTGTTTTGAAATATTTTCTTTTAGTTTCAGGGTCATCAACAACTAATTGAACAGTATTAGAATATGAACTACCTTCAATACATACAATATGTTTTTGGTTTATATTTTTACCATTTAAAAATCTTTCTACCTCTTCATCTTTAAATGTCTTATAGGTAATCTTTTCTTTTACTGCCATTATTGTTATTTATGAAATCTTCTAAATGAATTCTCTGTAATAAAAATGATATTTGCCTTTTCTTTAAGTTCTTCAAGGTTAACACAATTCAGATAACTCATTGTGCTTTTCAAATAATCATTAAAGTTCTCAATCCAACCATCAAAAGTATATTCAACTTTATTCCATTTTGCAATACCTTCAGATGTTTTGAGTTTGTAATTACCCCAAATCTTTTGAATCTCTTTTGTGGACATACCTACATGCCTCTTGTATAGAGGGAATTTATTTTCATGCAGCCACTTGGCTAGAGCCATGTTGGTAATCTTGATTTTTTTCCAAAGATACGGATAAGAATCGGAATCCAAACATTTATTTAAAATTCCACCAAGCATTACATAGTCTGCGCCAAGCGCAAGTGCCTTAATAATGTCAGCAAAATTTTTAAATCCACCATCAGCAACAATTTTAGATTTATGGGCATTAGCAATTTTAATTTGATTACATTCATAAATCAATGATGCCATTGGATAATGAACTGATGCGTTAGCACTTGTTGTACAAACACTACCACCACCAATACCAATACGACAATAATGAACACCTATTTTAGAAAACTCATTATATGTATGTGGATTAGCAATATTACCAATCATTAGTTTCTTATCTTTAAACTTTTTAATAAAGATTTTAGACAAATCTAAAAGTTTACGCATATGACCATTGGCAATATCAACAAGAATACATTCAGAATCTAATATTAAATTTTGAAATGTTTCAAAATCAGTTTCAATTAGTTTAAATTCTTGTAATGATATTGATTTAAACATTGATTTATTTAAACTACTATGTTTAAACAATTCAGTATAAATGCTGTATTCATAATTTCTTGGAACACAGACCATCATTTCTCTAAGTAATTGATTTAAGAACTCTTCATGAAATCTGTTTTCTTTTTTAATAGAAAGAACAGAGTTCATTGGAGAGGCAATCAATGGAAGAAGTGATGGTAAATTAATTTCACTTCTTGATTCTATTTTTGATAGAATGGATGGTACTAAAGCAATGTCATGGAAATCAAACTTAGGTGATTCCAAATTATTCAAAAACATAACTATTCTTCGGTTTCAGAAGTTTGAGATTGATTTTTGGCTTCCATTATTTTGCGATAGTTTTCTAAAAACTTTTTAGAAAGCATTTTTGCATCATCTTTAAGTCTTGCAGTTCTAGCAATACTTTTCTTTTTCTGATTTTTTCTTTGTTTTGAAACAGGCATAAATTTGAAATTTGTACAGTAAATATAAGTTAAAACCCTAAAGTTTTCAATAATTTTTTAAAAAAATTATTTTCTTCTTTCATTCTCAGGTTTTTAAATTTTTCAACCTCTTGGAAAATGTTTTCGGAACGGACTTGTTCTTTTAATTTATTTGAATAGCCCTGCCAAAATCGCTCTTCTTTTAATTCTTCGTCTTTTAGTGATTTTATTTCTTTTTGTTCATCACTATTAAAATTTGAAGTCTTCATCCTCATCTTCAATTTTAAATTCTTTTTTAAGTTCTTCTAATTTATCCAAATATTTTTCAATCTTTTCTATTTCAAAACCTTCGTTTTTATATGTATTTTCTCTGTCATCCACAACAACGACATCATTATTTGATGCCCATTTATCATTTACTTCTTTGTAGAAATCATCAAATGAATGATTTGGATAAACTTCTTTTTTAATATCACTTAAAAAATAAACTGCTTTTGGTTTTTGACCAAATGTAAAAAATTTTGCTTTCATGGTTTTTTAATAAAAAATAAAAAATATAGGTTTAAGAAATCTTTGATTTCTTTTTCATTTTTATTGTTATAGAGATTAAATCTTTCATTAATTAATCTTTTTAAGTTAATTAATAGTTTATTTAAATCTACATCCTTTGATATTATCTCATTGGAATATGTTTTAAAATACGTTAATAATCTTTCTTGTTTTGAAAAATCAAAATTATATATGTTTTTGTATTCCTCTGATATTTTATTGAAACACCATCTGATGTATTCATCAATTTGCTCTTGGTTTTCAAATGCATCTAAACCTAAAAAAGAGTCTATGAATAACTTTGTATAATCATTCATAAACTCTTTGCAAATTTCTACTTTTTGATAATCAACATTTTCCGTAAACAAAAGATAGTAGTTATCCTTCGTCACTTTACTTCTATTTTTTAAGTCCATCATTTTAAACCAAATAAACTTTTTTACTTGAGAGAGAGTAAAGAAGTTTTTTGTTTAAAACTTTATTTTTAAATTCTTCAGATAAAGTCTGACCTAATCCTTTATAATTTAACTCTTTACAATCCACAAGTTTCTTTTCATTCAAAACTTCTATGATATTGTTTGCATTAAATATAACAGGTTTTTTTCTATTTTCTTCATCAATGTAATAAGATTGAATCTGATTTAAAATATCTTTTTCATCGACTAATTCAAAATTAGATTCTTTTAGAGCCTTATCTGATTTTTTAACTTTTGGTAAATCTCTTTGTAAAAGAACCGCTTTATTTGTACCAAGTTTATGGTCATCTTTATATTGAATTCTTTTCTCTGCTGATTTAAACGCTTTAGCACCAACTTCTTGTGTACTCATTAATGCCTCTTTTCTTGCTAACCATACAGGGTCGATTTCACCATTTGGTCCTTTTTCAGGAACAACATCTTCTAATCCTCTGTGAATTTTTTCAAGATATTCTTGTTGGTGTTCAGATTGATATTTATACTTTGGAATATCTTTTCTTTGTTTGGAATCTTTATCATAAACTAAACCATCCCCTTCACCTTTTTGAACAAGCATAGTAGTGGTTTTATTACTAGCATCTTTCTTGTAATAATTATTAGTATCTGTTTTAGATTGATTCTTTAATGCATCTATTCTAACTAATGCATCAGGTCTTTTCTCTTCTTCTATTAAATCAAGTCTTTGAACTAATCTAGAATAATATTCATTTAAAGTTTTTAAAGATAGAGTATTTAGTTGTCTTTTATTATAAACTTCAGGCAATTCATGGGCTTGATGTTTTAATAAGAATTCAATAATGCTATCTCTATTATTTTCTCTTAATAATTCAACTTTAGGACTTTTAAATGCATTTGATGGTGCTGTTATTTTTCTGTACTCAACAATATCATCATTTAATAACGCATCTAAATCAACTAATTCATAATCTTCTTTCATTGCTTTCTTTTTAGTACCTTGAAAATGAGTTGTTTTCACAGGTGTAATAAATTCAGGCTCAGTAGTCTGATGAAATACAGGATTAGAATATTTTGTTTGATAAGATTTAATACCTTTTTTAACAGATGGTAACATATTTTTTGCCTTATACATATCTTGACCATCTGATAAATCAAAACCCTTTTTAGGTCTCATATATGGATTAGCTACAGGCATACCTTCAGCACCAAATACACTACCAACATCAGAAGATTCATCAATAGTTTCATTTTCTTCTTCTATATCTTCATCAATCATTTCATCCATTTTGCTTCCGCAATATGCTTCATTGATTAATCCTGCCCAATTAGATTCATTTAAATAATCTTTAATACCTAACTTATTGAGTTTGCTAGATTTAACAACTACAACATCTTTAGGTGATAAATCAGACCCATAGACTTCTGATAAAATATTTAAAAAGTATTTACCTTTATTCTCTTTCAATTCATCTTTATCTACATTAGAATAGTCATAACCATAAAGTATATGATTTGTTTCTTTCAATAGGGCAAAGTGAGAATAATTATATTTTTGCCAATCTTTTTTATTACTTTCATTTAATTGTCTTTTTTCTAAATTTTTAGAAGTTACAACAACAATTTCATTTTCATTTAAGAATGGGTGATTTCTTTTTACATCTTTTGTAAAATACTCATCTTTGTAATTCTTTAATTCATCTTGGTCATAACCTTCATAATTCCAAGATTCCAAAATTTTGTTAGTATTTTTATTAATAGCAAAATGTGTATTTTTATTATTTACTTTTTTCATTGTACTTTCTTTTAATTTTTTTTGTTTATCAAAGTCATAGCCTTTATTTATTGCATCTTTTATTTTTTTATACATTTCAAATAATTTCTTATTTGATTTAACATACTTGTGAAACAACAAGATATTCAAGATTTCATTATAATGATATCCTAATTTTTCTTGAGCATTAACCGCTAGTGTATCATACTTGGTTTTTAGAAAACTAATTCTATCAACCAATGATTCCATAGCTTTTAAAGAAAAGGTTTTACGATTTTTAAATTCTCGTTTTTTGCCTTTCTTAACGCTAACTCTAGTATCAACAGGAGGTTGTTGTAATTGTTGATTTTCCATAAAAGGTTTTTATTAAATAGTTCAAAACAACTAATTATATTAAAATATTAAAATTTAGATGACTAAAAAAGAAGAAGAATCTTTTAAAAAAGAAATTATAAAAGAACTTAAACCTTTTATTGAAAAAGAAATTGAAAAAATTGTAAAAGGAAAGTTTACAGAAGATGAGGTTAAAAAGATAACTGTTAAGACATTATCTAATTTGTTTAGGGTTCTTTGGAATAGAAAAGGCACTTGGAGTGATGCTGTTTAAAAAACTAGTAAGAACAAAGTAATTGCTAAACTTGCTCCACCCAAAAATGAAATTATCATATTCTTCTTAACTACGATTTCATTTAATTTCTTTATTTCCTCTTGTTGGTCAATATTTAATTTGACACTTTTATCATATCTATTAGAACAAGTATCTAATAATACTTTAGTTGATTTATTAATAATATTTAAATCATCGATTATAGAATCTTTTGATTCAATTATTGAATCTTTATATAAACCCTTTTTAACGCAAATATCTTTTGAGTTTTTTTCAGTTAAAAAAAATTCTGTTTGAGAACGATTGAATCCATAAATGGTCATACCATTTATTTTTGTAAATAATTCAGGTTTTAATGTGTTAGTAGGTAGTTTCTGAGAGTATCCTATAAAGGGTACTGTCATCAATAGTACTAATAAAATTTTTAAACTTTTTATCTTCATTTTCTAATTGTTTTATTTTTTGTTGAAATGTGATAATCTTTACGTTTTGATTATCAATCAAAACAAACATAGAATCATTTATTCTTTCAAGTGTTTGATATTTTACTTTAAAATCAGAAGATTCTTTTTTGATATCTTCTACCCTTCTTGTAAGTTCATTTGCTTTTTCATTTGTTTTATCATTTACCATATAGAGTAAAACAGATAAAACAATTGTTACAATTGATAAAAGTACTATTTGTAAAACATTATTATTCATTACTTTTCAACAGTAGATTTCCAAGATTCAAAATAAGATGCAATCTGTTCAATTGATTTCATCAAATCATCATCTAATGTAATTGCTTTTTTAGTTTGGATTACAGGATTGTTTTGTTTTGAAGAAAATTTAAAATATAAACCTTTTTCTTCATCTGAACTTGATACATATCCTTTAACAACTTGTTCATCACCTTCAGGACCAACTGATGTAATAGTAGAATTTAGAATTGCTTTTTCAATTTCTTTTGTATCATCTGTTTTAGCTAAATCAGCACCTCCCTGTAATTGAGCATCACCCATATTATCAGATGGTGGTGTTTGTATAGGATTACCTGTTATATCAACTTCCTCTTTCAGAAAGGATGCTGAAACTGATTTATTGGTTGTTTTCATACCTTTTGTAATCGACAACAATTTTTTAAGTTCATCTAATTCTCTATTTGCTTTCTTTTGATTGAATCTAAACATAATATTTTATTATAAATAGTTTTTTTCTATTTATATGTATAAAATACGATTTTTCAAATGAAAGGAGGTAAAGCAGACAAATTAACATTGCCAAAAATTGCCAAAAAACATAAAGTACCTATTGAGGATTTAACTTTACAACTCAAGTTGGGTATTAAAACTGAAATGGAACATACTGATAATAAAAGTAAAGCAAAAGAAATTGCAATGGACCATTTAGCTGAAAATCCAAAGTATTATACAAAACTTAAAAAAGCAAAATTGGAAGAAGCAATCGCTAAATCTCTTGCAACAGCAGCGTTAGGTTTAAGTTTAATGGGTAATCCATCAGTTGGTAAGTCTAAACAATCTACACCAATATCACAACAGCAAAGTCAAAAAGTTTTGGCAAAGGTAAGTTTTAGTCGTTCTGAACCTTTATCAAATCCCGATTATGATAATGTACATGGTGCATTAGGTTCAAAAAGATTAACTGACCATTTTGAAAAAAGAGTTCAAGATGAATTAACAAATCAAGTAAATAAAGGTAACATACCTGACGTATCTAATATACAAGTAAGTACATATGTACAAGGTAATAAAATTATAACTGAAGCATCTTGTGATATAATTGAGTCTCAAGATGGTATTCCATATATACATTTTACAACAAGAGGTTCAATTGGTGATACTTATGACATAAGACATGACCAACAAATTAATGGTTTAATTGGTAGATTAGAAAACTATTATGGTGGTAAAGCTAAACAAGTAGGCGATACTTTGAATATTAAATTCAATGATATAAACGGAGATACTGTTAGATATAGACAAAGTTTTTTTGTTGCGTCAGATACTAAACAATCTCAAATACAAAGGCAATCACAACAAACTAAAAAAGAAGATTCAATTATTATTGCTAAGAACCACGGTGATTTAAGACAAAAGTTAAAAGAAAAAACAAAGGATATTTATATTGATACAGATAGTATTCAAATTGATATAAATAATTTTAAAGTGTCATATAAAGCTGGTACACAGAAAATTAAAGTAATGTCATTTTTATATGATGACCAAGGCCAATTAGAAAATAGATTAGCAAATATAAAAACTCAAAATCCAACTTTAAAAGAAATAGTAAAAGGAAAGACAGGAAATGTTGAATGGGTTTTAAGTATAATATTACCTGATGAAACTTTAAAAGAAGAAAATTTACCAACAAAATTAAAAACAGATATTGAAATTGAATACCATAAAAATTTAAATCCAAAAATTTGGTTAAATAACCATTTAAAAAGTAATGTAAGGAAAAAACTTTTAAGTCTTGCTAAATTTTATTTTAATCAACTTGATTTAGGTGTTGAACTTAAAGACATAATTTTTACAGGTAGTTTAGTAAATTATAATTATACAAATTTATCTGATATTGATTTACATCTTATTATTGATTATAGTAAGTTAACGGATAATCAAGATTTTGCTAAAGAATTTTTTGGTGATAAAAGAACAATATGGGCTGATTCAAATGAGATACAAATATATGGTTACCCTGTAGAAATATATGTTCAAGATGAATCTGAAATGAGTGGAAAGGGTATGGGTGCTATGTATTCAATTCTTAAAAACAAATGGATTAAGAAACCAAAGTATAAATTACCTGAGGTTGATAAGCATTTAATTACTAAAAAGGTTAACAAGTATTTAGATATCTTAAATAAGATATCAATGACAAAAGATACAATTAAGAAAGTAGACGCTTATAATAAAGTATTTGAAAAGGTTAAAAATGATAGGAGAAAAGCAGCTAAAGAAGAAGGTGAGTTTTCTGTTGATAACTTAGTTTTTAAAATATTAAGAAATAAAAAAGTATTTGATGCTGTAAGGGAAAATAAAAAAGAAATAGTAAATAACGTATTTTCTATAAATTCTAACTAATTATATTAAAATATTGTTATGACAAATAGACAACTATATAATTTAGTTTTTGAAAACTTTGTTCAAGCTAAAAAAGAATTAATTAGGGAAGGTTATTTAAAGAAAAATCTTGATGAAGTAGATTTTAATGAAATCTTTGACCAAACAAAGAAAAGAATGCTTGAAGAGAAAGTAAAAAAACTTCAAAGAGAAAATAAAATGCTTAAAAGTAAACTTCAAAAAGAAGGTCTTGTAGGTGGTCAAGGTGGTAAAGGTAGTGAAGGTTCTCGTTTGATTAACAAAGGATTTAGAAAACTTGGTAAGTTTTTTGGTAATCCAATGGATAAATTAACTGATGTAGCAATGGAATTAAATAAAAATTCTGACAATTATAGAATTTTATTAAATTATATTTCTGATGGAACATTAAATAGCGATGCTAAAATAGCAAGAGCAATAAGTTTTGTTGATGCATTAGAAAGAAAGTTGGGTTATGGTGAAGAATTTCAAAGAACATTACCAAAAGGTCTTATGGCAATTGGTAAAAATGAAGAGCCTGAAGGTGGTATTTTTGAAAATTTCAAAAGAAGAAAAAGATATTAATAAATTAAAATAATTAAAATTTTTAATAAAATGATTAAAAGAGCAGACGCAAGTAAAATTAATAGAGAAAAAGCAACTAAAGAACAGATTGCTGAAAATTTTAAAAGGTTAGCTGTTGATACTGATAAAAAGGTTCAATTAAAACCTTCTCTATTAAAGATTCAAAAGACTTTAGATGGTAATACTTTTGGTATTATTCACGAAAATAAAACTTATTATTTAAAATACACTAATAAAAAGGGTAGTACAAATCCTGTTGATTTTAAACACTTAGATGGTTTAAATGCTACTTTTGGTATTGAAAAATTTAATTCTTTTGATAAAGCAATTAATAAAATGTCTTTCATTTGTGAAGCACAAAATAACGCACACAAATTAAGATTATTACTTGAGAAGGATGAAGATATTACTGATGATAGTGAAGAAACAAAGTCTGTTGAAAAACCTGTAACTTCTGACCCTACTGAAGATAACCTTTTAAAAGACTTAGATAAAAACAAAGCATCTGCTGCTGCACCTGAAGCACCTGCACCTGATATGGGTTTAGAACCTGCTGCTGATATGACTGCTGAACCACCTGCCGAAGGTGGAGAGGTTGCTCCTGTTGATACAACACAAACAGGAACTGAAACACCAAAAGAAATCGCAGGTGATATATTAAGTGGTATTGGTGATTCTGCTGAAGCACCTGCTGAAGCACCTGCCGAAGTACCTACTGAAGAACCTGTCGATACAACTGCTGCTGCTCCTGAATTACCTGCTGAAGAACCTGTTGCACCTGAAGGTGGTGAAGAAGCACCTGCTGAAGAAGCAAACCCTAAAAAAGATTTTCAAGAAACTGTTGGTAAACTTGGTCAAGTTATTAATGAACTCCAAGATAAAAAGAGTTTAGATAAAAAAGATATTAAAAATGTAATGAATAGCATTATTAGTGCTATTGGTGATGATTTTGAACAACTTTCTGATAAAGAAAAAGAAAGTTTTTATCAAAAGATTAAGGGTTCTAGTGTTAGTGATGAGGAAGGTGGTGAAGAAGAAGTACCTACTGAAGAACCTGTTGAAGCACCTGCTGAAGAAGAGCCATCTACTGAAAAATTAGATGAGAATCTTTTAAGACAATTGAAATCAGAATCTAAAAGATTGTTAAAAGAACAATTACAAAAAGAAATTATGAGAAGGAAAAGAGGTTTTTTAATTGAAAATATTAAAAGAAAACTAGTTTAATATGTTATCAATTATTTTACAAATAATACCAACCACTCAATTAATTTTTGCAGCACTATCTGCAATAGTAGGCACTATTTTAACATATGTGTTTGTAATTCCTGTATTGCAAAATAAAATTAATGGTTTAGAGGAAGAAAGAAAATCTCAAAAAGAAACTTTTGAAAAAATAAGTTCTGATGTCAATGAAATTAAAACAAGGATTGCAATATTAGAAACTTCTGATAGTAAAATTAATAAATTAATTGATGAATTATTTGATTCTGAAAAAGAAAATAATGATAAGTTTCAAATAATGATTCAAAAGAATACTGAAGCTATTACTAAGTTAGAAGCAACACTTCAAAACTTAAATGAGCATACAAAAAAATTAGACGATTTCTTTACTAGATTTTTAGAAAAGAAATCTTAATAATTATTATTATTTATGGAAAAAGAATATATTAATATTGAACCTATTAAGGTTCAAGAAGCAGATTTAAAATTAGTTTATGTTAATCCTGTTGGTGAAACTCATAATGGTTCACAAAAATTAGAATTTATATTTTCAAATAATCCCGATGATTGCATTGGACCTCAATGGGAAGATGTATGTGATTTAGGTGTTTATCCACCAAGAAAAGGATTCATTAAAAAAGTAATGGAAGTCACATCAGATTCAATTGAGTTTGATTGTATTGTGGATTCAAGTGAATTTAGGATGCTTGATGCTGTATTTGGTGTTGTTGCACTTGCGTGGGAATATGTTGAGGATTATAGAAAAATGTCTTCATTAAACAAGAGTCTTGTTGTTTTTAGATATGGTGATTCATATTATGATGTCCGTGAAGTATTGAGAAACAATGATATAAAGTTTGAAGACTAATTAAAATAAAACCTCATGACCAAACATGAATTAATGATGGAGTATGCCAAGTGCGCTATTGATATAGAGTACTTTGCAAAAAAATATTGTAAAGTTTGGGATAAGAAAAAACAACAGTTTGTACCTTTTCAATTACTACCACAACAGGTTCAAGTATTAGAAACTTATAAAGAGAGTAACAGAGTTTTAGTTGCAAAATATCGTCAGGGTGGTATTACTACTGTGACTTGTCTTTATTTAGCACATTCAATTGTTTTTAGAAAGGATATTAAAGTTGGTGTTGCAGCTAACAAATTAAAACTTGCAAAGGAAAGTATCTTCTATCAGATTGCATCTATTATTAATAATCTACCAAGAGAAATATTTGGTAGAATACCAACTGATTCAGATACAAAAGAAATTAAAATTTATAACAACGGTGCAACATTACAGGCTTTCGCAGCATCTGCTGATGGTCTTCGTGGTTTTACACCTGATATATTATTTATAGATGAAGCTGCGTTCCTTGAAGAAGGTGAAGAGTTTATGTCTTCTGCATCAGGTACAATGTCAGCTGGTGGTCAAATTATATTAAACTCAACACCAAGAGGTCTTGACCCAACATATTATGCTCGCTATGAAGGTGCTAGAACAGGAAAAAATAACTTTAAAGTTGTTGAAATCAATTGGTTTGAAGACCCTCGTTATAATGAAGACTTAATTTGGATTAGGGGTGATGATTTTATTGAGGAAAAAGACCCCGAAAAATATATGCAATTAAGAGTTGGTGGTTATAGACCATCATCTTCTTGGTTTAGAGATATGTGCCAAACATTCAATAATGACCCAAGAAAGATTGCACAAGAGTTAGAAAATAAATTCTTAGGTTCAGGTGGTAACCTTGTTGATGAGGAAACTATTATGAGAATTGAAAAGACTTGTAAAGAACCAATTAAAACAGAATTTGATAATAACTTTTGGATTTGGGAAGAACCAATATTTGGTTATGATTATTATTTAGCTTGTGACGTTGCAAAAGGAAGTGGTGATGGTGACTATTCTACTATTCAAATATTTAAAAATGATGCAGTAAATATGTTACTCGTTCAAGTAGCTGAATATCAATCAAGAGTTCCGCTTGAAGTAATGGGTGAATTATGTTTGCAATATGGTGAAAAATATAATAATGCTTATGTAATTGTCGATGTTACAGGAGGTTGGGGTATATCAGTTATTCGATATTTAGTAAATAAAAAATATAAAAAAATACATTACGATAGACCAAGACAAAATGATGTAAAGATTCAATTAAAGAATTTACAAAGAGGTGAATTACAGCCAGGTTTCACGATGAAGAATGGTGCTATTCGTGATTATGTTATTAGAGAATTTGAAAGAAGATTAAGAGAGGGTGAAGCATTAATTAATTCAATTAGATTACTTAGTGAAATTAAAACATTTGTATTTAATGATAATACAAATAGATATGACCATATGCGTTCAGCACATGATGACTTATTAATTGCAACAGGTATGTTGTTTGCAGTTTATATGTTTTCAAAGACTATTGGAAATGAATTCAATATTTATTTGAATTATGCTAAGTCTGCAATTGTTAGAAAGGGTGATGAATTTACCGATGCAAATGTAGAATTTCAAAAGAAAATGTTAAGTCAAGATGGTCAAGATGTAAATTATGAAAGAAAGAATGACATGTTAAAAGGAAAGGATTGGTACACAAATGGTAACAGTATAGATGTTCCTGAACGTCAAACACCAAAGATTAATAATAATCCTTACATATTTGTCAGATAAAATATTTGCATCTATTTAAGAAAAACGTATTTTATTAATTATGGCAGAAGATAATAAAAGTCTGTTTTCGAACATTAATACTTTCTTCAAAAGAGCAACCGATGCTTTAGATGGTGTAAGTAACAGACAAGAAGCACCCATACAAAAAGAATTTATTACAGCAGCTTCACAAGATGAAGCGATGAAAACCGCAGTTGAAGATGGTGCAATAAGATTTTATAGACAACAAAGCACCAAAATTGATAGGGGTAATGACCAACGCAAGTTGATGTATGAATCAAGTAGAATGATGCTCTACTATGATTATCTATCAATGGATGGTTATCCAATCCTAGGTGCTGCATTAGATTTATTATCGGAAGAAGCTACAACTACAAAAAGTGATACAGGTCAAATTTTAAATGTTTATTGTTCATCTGATAAAGTTAAAAAAGAACTTGAAAGGTTCTTTTATAAAGTTATGGATGTTAACACTAATTTGTTTTATTGGTGTAGAAATATGTGTCAATATGGTGACAACTTTGTTTATTTGGAATTATCAAAAGAAAATGGTATTGTAGACTTTAGACAGCTTGCATCTCAATTCGTTGAAAGAAGCGAAAAATATGATAACAAAAATAGATTCAGAGCATTCTTCAAATATAAAGACCCAAATTCAGGAGGTCAAGAAGAATATATGGATTATCAAGTTGCACACTTTAGATTATTAGGTACAGGTGATAGACTCCCATATGGTTGTAGTGTATATGAAAAAGTAAGAAGGACTTATAAACAACTCTTTATGATGGAAGATGCGATGATGGTATATCGTATCACAAGAGCAGCAGAAAGAAGAATTTATAAAGTTCCTGTTGGTAATGTTCCACCTGAAGATGTACCGCAAATCCTTGAAGCATTTGCTAATAATGTAAAGAAAAAGAAATTAGTTGACCCTAAGACAGGTGATATTAACTTTAAGTATAATATCGCATCAATGGATGAAGATATTTTTATTGCTGATAGAGGTAACTCATCAGGTAATTTTGTTGATACTTTACCAGGTGCATCAAATCTTGAAGCCATATCTGATATTACATATCTTCGTGATAATTTATTTACAGGTTTAGGTATTCACAAAACATTGCTTGGTTTTTCATCTGACCAAGCATCAGGTGAAGGTAAGAATTTATCAATGCTTGATATTCGTTTTGCAAGAAAAGTTAATCGTATTCAACAAGCATTGCTTGCTGAATTAAATAAAATTGCAATTATTCATTTAGGATTACTTGGTGGTGATTATGAATCGTATATTGATGATTTTAAATTATCTCTTAACAATCCATCAACAGCATCTGACTTGTTACAACTTGAAATTTGGAAATCTAAATTGGAGGTATATGCTCAAGCTACAACCCCTAATCAAAATACTGGGTTAAAACCAATGTCAGAAATGATGGCAAGAAAAAGATTCTTCCATATGTCTGAAGAAGATATTATCAATGACCTTCAAGAGCAAATGCTTGAGTCTAAAATTGGTGAAGAGGTTAAAGGTGCAGGTATGTTAATCAAAACATCAGGTGTGATGGATAAAATGATTAAATATAAAAATGCAGGATTTAAAGTAGAAGGTCAAGCGCAAGGTGGTGAACAACAACAGATTGATAATAGTCTTGGTGGTGGATTAGGTGGAACTGAAATGGGTGGTGGTGCGCCTCCATTAGGCGGTGGACCTGAAGCAGGTGGTGGTGCGCCTCCATTGGGTGGTGGCGAAGGTAGCTTACCACCAGGAGGTGAAGGAGGTGGAGGAGCAGGTTTTTTAAGTGAGGAAATTATTAAAAAGACCGATGAATTAAACAGATTAATAAAAGAATAATAATTTATACTATTTATATTAAACACAAAAAAAATGGTAAATTTTGGTAATGTCAAGTCAAAATTAAATAAAGCTTATTCTCAAGATTTAATTGAAAATACAAGTAAGTATAAAAAACTCTATGAAGAGTTTTTAAAAACAATTAAATCATCTCCTGTTCTAATGTTGGAATATACAATTTATGAGAATTTAAAAAAACATAATCTTGAATATAATGAATCATTAAGATTCATTGAAGCTAATATCTCCGCTTTATCTAAAATTGACAAACCCACATTACTAAAAGAAAACAAAAAACTTGAAAAGTTTGATTTAGAAGAGATAGAATTATCAGAAGATAAACTTAGATTAAATCAAAACATTGAAAATGTTATTAGTGAAAGTGTATACAAAAAAATAACTAATGTAAATAAACTTCATGAATCCGTTAATTTCTTGATTGAGTCATTAACTAAAAAAGATGAAACAAAACTAGAAAAGACAGAAAATGGATTTAAAGTAAGTCATATCTTTCATTTAGCTAAAAAGAAATTAGAAGAGAAGTTCTCAAATCTTCAACCTGATGAAATGGAAATAATTTCAAGTTTTATCAAAGGTGATGAAAAAAAGAAAAAAACAGTTTTTGAAAATTATAAAAAATCAACAAAGACTTTTTTATTAAATGAAAAAGATAATATTAGTTCAGAAGTTTTAAATGAAACATTTGATTTTATTGATACTTTAGAGTATGACTCTGAAACGGCTATTAATAATTTGTCCAAACTTTTTGAGATTAAAAATCTAAACTCAAATAAATAATGAAAGAAATACAACTACTAAAAGAAGGACAGGAAGGATATGGCTTATTAGTAGAAACCGATGCAGGTCTTATTAGTAATGATTTAACCATAAATAATAAAAAAATTTTTGAGGATTTAAATTCAAAATTTAGAAAAAATGATTTTGATGGTCATTTCTATATTGATTGTAAACTTCAAGAAGCTGATGTATTAAATAGAAATGGAAGAGTTTATCCAAGAGCAATTCTTGAAAAACAAATCAATGAATATCAAAAATTAATTAATGATTATGCAGCACTTAATGAAGCAGACCATCCTGAAAGCGTTACTATATCTTTACAAAATATATCTCATAGAATTGCCAAAACTTGGTGGTCAGGAAATGCAGTTTATGGAACACTTGATATTATTGTCAGTGATTCGTTCATGAGAGATGGTATCGGTTGGTGCATTGGTGATAAAATTGCACTTTACTTGCAAAGAAATCTTAAACTTGGTATTTCTTCAAGAGGATTAGGAAGTGTTAAAAAAGTAGGTGGAAAAAATATTGTTCAAGATGATTTTGAACTTATTTGTTTTGACCTAGTTGCTACACCTTCTACCCCTAATGCTTATTTGTTTTTGGAAACAAAAAATGAACCATTGAAGGAGTCAGTACAAGAAATAAACAATAATGTAAAAAAACATGATGATTCAATAAGAAAAATTATTGGTGGTTAATTTTTTTACTAATTAAATATAGATAATAAATTAAAATGAATAATAAAAAATCTTTATTACAAGATAGTTTGCAAGAACTAGAAAATATCAAAAATGAATCTTTAGAACTAGCTAAAGAGCAATTGATTAATGAAAGTGCTGACTTACTTGAAAAAAAATCTGCTGAATTATTTGAAAAATTAATTGCAGGTGAAGACGTAGAAGAGTCAATTGATGAAGACTCTTCTGTTAATGAAACTATAGAGGAACTTAAAAAAATAACAGAAGAAGAATCTGAAGAAGAAGAGTCTGATGAAGAAGATATGTCATCTGATGATGAGGAATCTAGTGATGAAGAAGGTATGGAATCTGATGAAGAGGAAATGGATTTAGATACTTTAAGAAAAGCAGCAGAAGAACATGGATTTAAACTAATTCAAGTTGATTCTGATGAAGATGAAGAATCTGAAGAAGAAGATATGGAATCAGATGAAGAAGAAATGGATTCCTT